GACCAAGTTCAAGGGCGAAGCGTAAACCGCAAGGAGACATGACATGAGCGTGAAGTACATCCAGACGGGCGACGCGGTGGATTACACCCCCGGCGCGAACGTGGCAGCGGGCGATGTCGTGGTGCAGGGCGAACTCGTGGGAGTCGCCAAGCTCGATATCCAAACCGGGAAACTCGGGGCATTGGCCGTGACCGGCCTCTTCGACTTCCCCAAGGCGGCAGGCGCGGGCACGGCCATCGCGGTCGGAGCCCGCGTCTACTGGGACGTGGCCGAGCAGGTCGCCAAGGCCGACAGCGAGGCGGGCGCGAACAAGGAGATCGGCAAGACCGTGAAGGCGGCGGCCGACGACGACGCCCTCGTGCGGGTGCGCCTGACTCAGTGACGGAGACCGACCGTGGGCGACCTCCTACAACAAGGCTCGCAGTGGCTGGAGCAGCAGCGCACCGCGCACTGTTCCAGCCCGGTCGAGTACCGCAGGCCGCCGGACGCCAAGAGCGTCCATGCGACCTACGGCAGGACCGTGTTCGAGGTCGCCGACGAGTCGGGCCTGACGATCAACGGCCAGGTCTGGGACTTCCTGATCCTGGCAGAAGAACTGGGATTCGATCCCGAACCGGGAGACGTGATCGCGGCCAACGGGCGGCGGTACGAGGTCATGAATCTGAGCGGCGAAGGCTGTTGGCGCTGGAGCGATCCCTACCGGCAGACCTACCGCATCCACACCAAGGACGTGGGAGCAGAACCGTGAGCGAAGTGACGATCAGCGGTGAGTTCCGCGCGGCGTGCGAGCGCGAGTTCGCGGAGATCCGCGTCAAGCTCGACCGGCTCGACGAGGCGATCCGGGGCAACGGCAAGCCCGGCATCGCGCTGCGGCTGGACCGGCTGGAACAGGACGCGAGGCGGTATTCGCGGCTGGTCTGGCTGATCGTCGGCTCGGCGGCTACGGCGTTCGCGTCGGTGCTGGTGGCCTGGGCCACCGGCTGAAGGAGGCAAGCGTATGAACAATGTGATCATGAGAAGGGTTGAGGTGACGGCCGACTACCAGCCGCTTGCGGATCGCAAGCTGGTGGCTTCCGTCACGCTCGCGAGCCTGCCCACCAACGGCGGCACGGTCTATTTCCGGGGCGACGATGGCTCGGACGTACCGTGGGTGCCGGGCGAGTGGCACGACTTCTGGAGCGTCAACCTCAATGAAATCGTCATCAAGGGAACGCCCGGCGACGTGGTGACGGTGGTCGGAGGGACCTGGTAATGCCCTACGGCGGAACGATCTTTTCAACGGTGAACGCTGACCTCGTCCAAACGGACGTGGACAGCATCGTCCAGGGACTGACCGGCCCCGGCGGGATGACGTTCACGGATGTGCAGGACCGCCTGAACCTCGGGCTGTTCGACTTCGGGATGATGCCGTGGATGGAGATGATCCGCTACGACCTCGATTACTACCTCTACAACTCGATGTGGGGGTGGGAACCGTGGCTCCAGACCGTCGACCGCTCCATCAACGACAACTTCTACTACCACCTCTACGACCAGAACGCCTGGCAACCGTGGTTCCAGACCATCCACAACGACCTGTTCAGCCAGATGAGCCTCATGCCGTGGATGGAGACGCTCCACTACGACCTGGACTACTACCTCTACAACTCGATGTGGGGATGGGAGCCGTGGCTCCAGACGGTGGATCGGTCGATCAACGACGGGTTCTACTACCACCTCTATGACCAGAACACCTGGCAGCCGTGGATGCAAACCATCCACAACGACCTCTACAGCCCGATGTACCTCATGCCGTGGTTGGAGTTGATCCGCAACGACAACCAGTACCACCTGTACGACCCGAATTTCAGTCAGCCCTGGCTCCAGACCATTCACAACGATCTCTTCAGCCAGTGGAGCATGATGCCCTGGCTCGAGATGATCCGCATGGACCTGGAGTACTGGCTGTACGACTGGAACACCTGGCAACCCTGGTTCCAGACGATCCACAACGATCTCTACAGCCAAATGAGCCTCATGCCCTGGTTGGAGATGACGAACTACGACCTGAACACCTACCTCTACAACCAGTGGAACATGCAGCCGTGGTTAGAGACGCTGACCTACGCCGTCGACAATGGATTCTACTACCACCTCTACGACCAGAACCTGTGGCAGCCGTGGCTGCAGACCATCAGCTACAACCTCGATTACTACCTCTATGACTGGATGAATGGCCGCCCCCTGTTGGAGAGCGTGCGGGATGATTTGTCGGCTGTGCGGACCGTACTCGAGGACGTTTACGACTCCGCACAGCATGCGTTGAGAACCGTGTAACCAGGAAAGGATGAGTGCCCATGAAGCCCGAGATCAAGATCGCGAACGTGGACGGCAAGAAGGCCCTTGTGGTCAATGGCAGGTCGCTGCTGAACAAGCAGCAGGTGACCGACCAGATCGCCGCCCTGAACGAGCGCATGACCAAGCAGCTCCCCGCCGCCAAGGCGAAGCTGAACGCCAAGGACCTGCTGGCGCAGGCCGAGGCGAACATCGACCGGCAGATCGCGCAGGCCGCCGAGGTGAAGACCGAACTCGAAGCCGTCGTATCGCAACTGGACTGACCTATGGCGCTGGTGATCGACATCGCGGATGCCGTCGTGGCCGAGCTCAACGCCCCACCGGCGGGGACGTTCGACCCGGTCTTCACCGCCGTGCGGCGGGTGTTGCCGGAGTTCGATCTCGCCGAGCTGGCGGAGTTGAAGGTCACGGTGGTGCCCAAGGCGGTCGAGATCACTGGCGCGACGCGGTCGGTTGGCCAGTTCGACTGCCAGATCGACATCGGCGTGCAGAAGAAGCTGGGCAAGGACCTGGACACCGAAACGGCGGCGCTGTGCAGCCTGATGGACGCCATCGCGGCCTACCTGCGACGGCGTCCGCTGGCCGCCACGCCGCACGCGGTATGGGTGCGGTCGCGGAACGATCCGGTATATGCGCCGGAACATCTGGCCGACCAGCGGGCTTTCACGAGCGTGCTGACGGTCACCTACAGGAGCGTCGGATGATCGGCTTCGAGATCAAGCAGCTCTTCTTCGACCGCGAGGCGGTGACCTCGCGGGTGGACCCCGCGACGCGCAAGGTGCTGTCGAAGTTCGGCGCGTTCGTGCGGCGCACGGCCAAGGGGAGCATCCGGCGGCGCAGAAAGGCCGCGCCCCCCGGATCACCGCCGAGTTCGCACACGGGGTTGCTCAAGAAGTTCATCTTCTTCGGCTACGACCCGGAGCAACGCAGCGTGGTGATCGGGCCGACGCGGCTCGACCGGCGCGGGCAAGGTGAAGCGCCCTCGCTGCTGGAGTACGGCGGGCAGACGACGCTCGTGCGCCGGGGAAAACGCGAACGGGCGACATACCGGGCGCGGCCCTACATGGGACCGGCCTTCGAGAAGGAACAACCGAAGCTGCCCGCCATGTGGCGGGACAGCGTGAAATGAGGAGAACGAGTCATGGCTGAATTTGTGTTGGGCATGAATGCCAAGCTGTATTACGGCGCGGCGGGCGGGTCGGCCGCTACCGAGATGGGCAACGTCCGGGACGTGACGCTCACCCTCGAGGCGGGCGAGGCCGATGTCACCACCCGCGCCAACCTGGGCTGGCGGGCGACCGCGCCGACGCTGCGCGAATGCACCGCCGAGTTCGAGATGGTCTGGGACCCGACCGACGCGGGGTTTTCCGCGATCAAGAACGCCTTCCTCACGGCGGGGCTGGTCGCACTGAAGATTCTCGACCAGGCGGGCGGCCAGGGACCGGACGGTGACTTCGCCATCACCTCCTTCAGCCGCAACGAGGCGTTGGAGGAGGCCATCACCGTCAGCGTCACGGCCAAGCTGGCGGAGTTCCGTAGCTGGGTCGGGGGAGCCTGATCGCCATGAAGACATTCACGGACGCGGCTGGCCGGACCTGGACGCTCACGCTGACCCTCGGCACGGCCATGAAGGTCAAGGCGAAGCTCGACATCGATCTGCTTCAGCCCGAGGCGGGCGACCCGCCGCTGCTGACGCGGCTCGGAACCGACGAGATGCTCCTGGGCGAGGTGCTCTGCGCCATGCTCGAAGGGCAGTTCGAGGCGAACAAGGTGACCGACGAGGACGTGCGCTCCAGCTTCGACGGCCAGACGCTGCTCGCGGCGCAGAAGGCCTTCTACGAGGAGCTGATCGCTTTTTTCCGGTCGCGCGGCCGCAACGACCGGGCCAAGGCGGTCGCCAAGCAGATGGCCCTGATCGAGGCGGCGGTAGCGGCGGTGGAGACGCGGATCGACGCGCTCGACATCGACGCGACGATCCGGGGGGCCATGACCACTGGGGAGACATCTGGCGCATCGCCGGAAGCGTCGGCGTCGACCCATGTCCCCTGACGCTGCGGCAACTGCTCTGGATGGCCGAGGGCTTGGGGCGCGAGCGGTGGGCGCACACGTCGCTTCTCTGCGCGCTGATCGCCAACGCCAACCGCGACCCGAAGCGGTCGCGGCCGTTCAAGCCGTCGGACTTCGACCCATACGCCCGCCACGACCGGCGGGAGCGGATCGAGGTGGACGAGGAATCGCTGGCAATGATGAAAGAGGCCTTCACGGGCCGGAAAGGATGAAGAGATGAACTGGACTGCGTTTCTGCAAGTGGCGTGGGATGTGGTGAACAGCCCCGCCGTGATCGCGCTGATGGCGGGCGGCCTGCTCTGGCTGCTCAATCGCCTCTATGCGGCCAAGCCCGCGTGGCAGGCGTTCGAGGGAACGATCATCGCGGCCGTGAAGTGGGCCGAGAAGGAGATCCCCGACGACACGCCGAACAAGGCGTTCAACCGCCTGAACGCGGCGTTGAACTACGTGCTCAAGGTCTACGAGGATGCCCGGGGCAAGCCCGCCGACGCGCAGACCAAGCAAGAGCTGCGCGAGGGCATCCAGATCGTCCACGCCGAGCTGGAGGCGTCCGGCAATCTCGACGCACCCGCACCTGCGGAGGCGGCGGGGTGAAATGGCTGGTCGCCATACTGACCGCCCTGTTCCGGGCGCTCCTGCCGTGGCTCGCAAGGCAATCGCGGCCCACGGCGGGGAGCGCCGATCCCGACCGGCGGACGCGGGACCGGCTGCGCGACAGGGTTCGCAAGCACTGGGGGAAGCCATGAGGCTCTTGAAGCACCTGATCCCGTTTCTCCTGCCGTTCATGCTCCTGACCGGCTGCGTGCGCACGGTCTATGTGCCGCACGGCACGCCCGTGCGCCTGCGCGAGACGGTCCCGGACGTGAAAGTCTGGGTCAAGGAGGCGGACGGTCAGGTGGTCGAAGGCCGCATGGACCTGCCCGAGGGCTGGTACGCGCTGCCGGTCGATGGGGAGGACCTGCCGTGAAGATCGTAGTCGGAATCGTGGCGCTCGTGATCGTGGCGGCGGTGGTCGCCTTGGCGATCCTGGTCGACCGAAATGGGCTTCTGTGAGGAGGAACGATGGCAACTGCGCAGGGAATCCGGGCCGGACGGGCGTTCGTCGAGCTCTTCGCAGACGACACCAAGCTCGTGCGCGGACTGCGCCAGGCCGAGAAGAAGCTCAAGGCGTTCGGCAACTCGGTGCGGAACCTGGGGCTCAAGACCGTGGCCTTCGGCTCGGCGATCCTCGCGCCGCTGGCGGCCTCGGCAAAGCTCTTCAGCGGCTTCGGTGACAGCGTCGCCAAGATGGCCCGCCGCACGGGCCTCACCGTTGAAGCCCTGAGTGAACTTCAGTATGCCGCCGGGCAGAGCGGCGTGGAGGTGTCCGAACTGGAGAACGGCTTCCGCCGGATGCAGCGGACGATCTATGACGCGGATCGCGGCCTCAGCACGGCGACCGACGCCTTCGCGGACCTCGGGCTGACTGTCGCCAACCTGGAGGGACTCAGCCCGGAACAGCAGTTCAAGCTGCTGGCCGAGCGGATCAGCCGGATCGAGGACCCCACGCGCAAGGCGGCGCTCGCCATGACCATCTTCGGGCGGTCGGGCACGCAGCTCCTGCCGATGTTCGCCAGCGGGGCCCGGGGCATCGAGGTCTTGCAGGAACAGGCCCGGCAACTGGGCCTAACCATGAGCACCGAAGACGCCCAGGCGGCCGAAGTCTTTGGCGACACCCTCGACCGGCTCTGGAAGGTAATTCGCATGGGCGCGTTCAACATCGGCGCGGCGCTCGCTCCCACGCTCCAGGACCTCGCAAACAAGATCATGCGCGTCATGAAAGTCGCGAGCGACTGGATCAAGCAGAACCGGGGCTTCATCGTCAGCGCGCTTAAGGTCGGTGCGGTGGTCGTGGCTGTCGGCATTGGGCTGACCGTGCTGGGTACGATCATCTCCGGACTGGGCACGGCGTTCGGAGTGCTCGCGACCATCGTCACCGCCGTCATGGCCGTGCTGAAGATTCTGGCGGCCGTGATCGCGTTCCTCGTTTCGCCGGTCGGCCTGGTGATCGCAGCCGTGGTCGCGCTCGGCGCTGCGATTCTCTACGTGACGGGGGCCGGAGCCAAGGCGCTGGCGTGGCTGGGCGAGCGGTTCAAGGTCCTCAAGGATGACGCGCTGGCATCCTTCGGCGGCATCGCCGACGCGCTGGCGGCGGGCGACATCGCACTGGCGGTGAAGATCCTGTGGCTGATGATCAAGATGGAGTGGACGCGCGGCGTCAACTTCCTCGAGAAGGCCTGGCTCAACTTCCGCAACTTCTTCATCCGCATCGGCTACGACGCCTGGCACGGCATGCTGGCCGCCGTGGAGATGGTATGGAACGCGCTGGAGGTTGGCTGGATCGAGACCACGGCCTTCTTCTCCAAGCTGTGGGCCGACTTCACCGGCTTCTTCGCCAAGACCTGGCAGAACATCAAGGCCGGGGCGCAGAAGGCCTGGAATTGGATCAGGAGCCTGTTCGACGACTCGGTCGACCTGGAATCCGAAAACCGCATGGTCGAGGAACAGAAACAGGCCGCCATCGCGAAGATCGAGGACGAGCAGAAGCGCAAGACAGCCGAACGCGAGGCCCAGCGGGAAGCCGAACGACGCCGCGCCTCGGCGGTGCATGAGGCGACGCTGGCCGGGATCGGCCAGGAGAACCTCGACAAGCACGCGCAGCTCGACGCCGAGTACGCCGAGCGCATGGCGGAGAACGAGGCCGATCTGGCCAAGGCCCGCCAGGAATGGCGCGAGGCCATCGACGCGGCCAAGCGCAAACGCGCCGAGAAGGAGGCCGAAACCGGGGCGGAGGGCCCGGACGACATCCTCCAGAAGGCCCGCGACGCCCTGGCCGGTCTGGGTGACATCGGCGATCTCGTGCAGTCGGAGGCCGAGAAGGTCGGCGTGCGCGGCACGTTCAACGCGGCCGCGATCCAGGGACTGGCCGCCGGGAACGCCGCCGACCGCACCGCCACGGCAACCGAGGAGACCGCCAAGAACACAAAGCGACTCGTCCAGGCCGCCCAGACCGGCGGGCTGACATTCGCATAGGAGGACTGAGATGGCCATCGTCTGCGCGGAAAGAATGGACTCGCGGCAACTGACCGACGCCCAGTCGGCCGAGCTGCTCTACAAGATCACCGGCACGTCCGACGAATCGGCGGCGCTCTCGGCTCTGAAGGCGACCGCCCCGGCGGTCCTCTACGGCCTCAAGCGCCAGCCAGTGACCGTGGAGCCGGTCCACATCGACACCGCGCACCCGGACAAGTGCATCTGGACGGGCACGGTGAACTACGCACCCTTCGAGCACGAGGACCCGCCCGCGACGGGGGAGTCGGTCTTCAACTTCGACACCGGCGGCGGCACGCAGCACATCACGCAGTCGTTACAGACCATCGGCAAATATCCCGGCACCGCACCCGACTTCAAGGGTGCCATCGGCGTCACACACGACAACGTCGAGGGCGTGGACATCACCGTGCCGGTCTACACCTTCAGCGAGACCCACTATGTGCCGTCTTCGACGGTGACGACGTCCTACAAGTACACGCTCTTCAGCCTCACCGGGAAGGTGAACAACGGCTCGTTCAAGGGCCTGGCGGCGGGCGAGTGCCTGTTCCTGGGGGCCAGCGGCTCGAAGCGCGGGACCGACGACTGGGAGATCACCTTCCGGTTCGCCGGGTCGCCCAACCGCACGGGCCTGTCCGTTGGGCCAATCAGCGGCATCAGCAAGAAAGGCTGGGAATACCTCTGGGTGCGCTACGCCGACATCGAGGACACGGCCAGCCACACGCTGGTCAAGCAGCCCATCGGGGCCTACGTGGAGAAGGTCTACGAGGAAGGCAACTTCTCCTCGCTGGGGATCGGCACATGAGCGACGCACTCAAGAAAGTCCAGGCGGGCCAGCCGCTGGTCATCCCGGCGAGCGCCTACAACGCCTTTATCGACGCGGCCATCGACTTCCGGCAGCGCACGGCGCACATCGGCCAGGGGGCGCAGCCCGCGTTCCCGCAGGCCACGATCATCCTCGTGCGCAACGATTCCGGGAGCGACCGGCAGCGCTTCGAAATCCTGGGCGTGGACGCGCCGGTGATCGACCCTTCGTACAACGAGGATGAGTTCAAGAACCGCGTGGCGCTGGCTGGCGTCCAGCCCGTCGAGGATACGCACGAGGGGCGGTTCGTCGTGCTGGCCGAGCCCATCGCCAGCGGCAAGATCGGGCGGGCCTTCGCCGCCGGGGTGTGCGCGGTCAAGATCAACGTGGTGGACGAGACGGAGGAACCCCGCTTCGCCGAGATGGCGGGCGGAACGACGGCCAATCTGGAGGTCAATCGCCGGGGTTCCGCCGGAATCCTGTGGCGCGTCGGCGGCACGGGCGTGCAGTGGGCGGTCGTCCGCCTCGGCAAACCGATCCCGCTGCACGTCTTCCCGGTCAACCTGAGCCAGACCGGCGGATCGCAGGGCGACGAGTCCTACGCCGCGTCCTGGACATACAACGTCTATGACATCGAGAGCGGCGCGTTGCTGGAGAGCAGCGTGGACCCGACCTCGTCGCCCCACAAGTGGAAGCGGCCATCGGTCGGTCAGATGATCGCCGCCGACTTCGGTTACGCCCACTACGAGGACGACGGCTCCGGCGACGAACAGCTCGTCCTGGGCTGGATCAACGAGATGGTGGATCAGGAAGCCTGCGAGACCTCGGGCTACGGAACGTGAGGACGGCATGGGTGATCCCGGCAAATCGGTGGTGATCGCGAGCGGCAAGCGCGGCGTGCTGGTGGGCGGCAAGGCGGCCGTCTACAACGCCGAGGAGACCTGCCCGGCCTGCTGCATCGAGTTCTCGCGTAGCTGGTCGTTCACCGATACCGGCTTCATCGACGGCGGCCAGGACGGGGCTTATCGTGCCTACGACGACCCCGCCGACGTGCCAGCCAGCCCGTGGTACATCCTCGACGAGGGGCTGGGGCTCAAGCTGACCTGGGAGTACGACCAGAACTGCAAGAGCCACAACCCCTACACGCAGTATGCCACGGCAACCTGCGAGATCACGGTTCCCAAGGCCATGCTGATGACCGTCAACTGGTCGGGAATGGGCGAGACGGAGGACCCAAACTTCGAGCTGATGAGCCTCTCCGTGGACGGCAACCTGGTCGGCTCGGCCCACGCGCCGGGCGGCGATCAGGGCTGCGCAGGTATGGGCCCGGTGGTCTCAGACCCGCCGCCCCCGCAACAGGTGCTGCTCAATCCCGGCCCGCACACGCTCTTCATCGACGCCACCACCAACGATCCGCTCTACCACTTCGACGCCTGGTATCAGTTCGCGCTGACCTTCGTGCTAGCGCCGTAACCCTGGAGGACCTGACGATGACCGAGACCCTGATTCCGAAAGCCAAGAAGTGCGGCAACTGCCCGCCGCTGGTCGTTCCGCGCCGATCCTACACGCCCACGCGACCGAGCTGCATCGAATGCGTCGAGAAACATCTCGGGGCGGCCTACGTGCTCCTGACCGAGGCCCGCGAGGGCTACGCCTACCGCCTCCGCGCCGTGGGGCACCTGTTCGAAGCCGAGGACGAGGCCCAGGAGTGGCCGGAACTCCACGCCGCCATCCGCGATGCCCGAACCCGCTACCAGACGGGAGAGCAGATGCCGGACTGGAACGATCTTGACGGAAAGCTCGGTCGAGTAAGAACGGCCACAGTGCCTGAATAGGGTTGTCACATGGCCAGCTTCGGTGCTCTGAGTCATGACAGTCACGATAGCCTCTTGGGTTCGCGCCGTGGGGTGGAAAACCTATCTGTTCTCGCGTGGCGCGGATCGCTTGGCGGATCGCTTGGCCTTGTCCCGCCAGCCGTAGGATGGTAACCTAAATGCTCTCTATCCATCTCGGTAACAGATACGAGAAGTAAGAGAAAGGCGACATGATGGATTTGCAGCTTCTGATAGACCTCCATAAGAATAATGACCGGCAAGGGCCCGGTGGTGATGCAGAGACGAGGCTTGCCATAGAGCTGTCCAAGCTGGACAAGTCCGCACCGCTGAGAATCGCCGACATAGGTTGCGGAACAGGTGCGTCTACGCTTGTTCTTGCTCAGGACTTGGCTGCGGACATTACGGCCGTCGACTTCCTGCCGGAATTCCTTGAAGCGCTGAAGACCAGAGCCGCTGGCGCAGGCGTTGCAGATAGGATATCAACCCTTTCGTGTCCGATGGAAAGCCTGCCTTTCGGGGACGGCGACTTCGATGTCCTGTGGTCTGAGGGTGCAATATACAACATGGGTTTTGAGAAGGGTGTAGCAGGTTGGAACCGTTATCTGAAGGTCGGCGGAGTACTGGTGGTTTCAGAGATCACATGGACGACATCGTCCCGCCCGTCAGAGCTGCAGAAACATTGGGACGCCGAATACCCCGAGATCGACGTGGCCTCGTCGAAAATCAGCATCCTTGAAAAGAATGGGTATTCTCCGATTGGCTATTTTGTGTTGCCGGAACATTGCTGGTTCGACAACTACTATCGCCCCATGCAGAAGGGATTTCAGAGATTCCTTGATCGCCACGACAACAGCAAAGAAGCGCGAGCCGTTGTCGAAGCGGAAGAGCGAGAAATCGAGCTGTACGAGAAATATGGGCGTCACTACAGCTATGGTGTGTATGTGGCTCGGAAGTGTGGTTAGAAGGCGGACCTGAAACGGCTTCAGCCGAACAGGCCACTCGACCTTGATCCGTTGGCAGTTGTCTGAGCAGTGACTGTTCAAGTTTCTTAGTCCACCTTCTGCTCGAACGCCAGGCCCTTCCACAGCCGCCGCTGCTTGCGCCATTCGAGTTCGGCGGCGATGGGGCGGATGTGGGTCTCACGGATCGGGTCGCGACCCTTGACGGTGTGCGGCAGGAACAGGAGCGCCTCCTGAATCTCCGGCGCGAGATGCAGCAGGTTCATGATCTGCGTGACGCGGGCGCGGCTCACGTTGCCCAGCCGCGCCAAGTCGGCCTGATCCGTGATCTCGCCTTCCTTGATCAGCCGGTCGAAGCGGATCGCCAGGGCCATCAGGCGCGAGATGCGCGGGACGCGGCCCTCGGGCATCGGAACCGGCTCCAGCGGCGGGCTGTCCTGCATGATCTTGCGGGTGTGCTGCCCCCGCGTGAAGTAGAACTCCTTCTTGATGCTTATCGGTCGCATGTCGTTGCCTCCTGTCGTTTGAGTTCATCGGCCAGCGTCTTGATGCCGGTCGGGTGGAAGGTGATCTCGACGGTGCCGTTGGGGCCGTCGTAGTCCACGCGCTCGATCAGCAGGTGCAGGATGCGGGCCTGCTCGCGGGCGCTCAAGGTCTCCCAGAGAGGATCGAACAACGCGCACGCCTCGCCAACCTCGCGGGCGTCCACCAGTTCGCGGGAGAGCGCCAGAATCTGCTCGCGGACCTCCGTGGCGCGTTGTTCGGCGTTGCGGATGCGCTCCTGGACGTCGGCCAGACGGTCGGTCGCCTGGCCGTCCTTGCCGATCAACTTGCGCAGGTCGGCGTTGTGGCGGCCCAGTTCGCGCTCCAGGGTGCGCTTCTCGGTCTCCAGCGTGCCGATGGCCTCCTCGCGTTGGCGGCGGCATTCGACCAGCGTCTCGTTGAGCAGATTCGTGTCCCGCCCGATGCTCTTGACCTGATCGACCAGAACCGCTCCAGCTCGGGCGCGGGCACCGACGGCGTTGGGCAGGACTGCCAGCCGCGTTTCTGGGCGTTCGTGCAGCAGTAGTAGCGGTAGACCTTGCCGCCATTGTCGGAGAGGCGTTTGACGGTGTGCGATGGGGCCATCGCGCAGTCGCAGGTGACGCAGCGCACGAGGCCCTTGAGGAGCGCCCCGTGGCGGTTCTTGACGTGGGCCCCGCCGGTGCGGCCGTTGCGCTTGAGAAGGTGCTGGGCGCGGTCGAAGATCTCGGCGTCCACGATGGCCGGGTGTTCGCCATCGTAAACCTCGTCCTTGTAGGTGATCTTGCCGAGGTAGACCCGGTTCGTCAGCAGTCGGAAGAGGCTGTTCTTGTCGAACGGCCTGCCGCCCATCTCGCGGCCCCGCGTCGACGTCCAATGCTTCGTTCTCCATCCCCGTTCTTCCAGGATCGTTGACGTGGTCAGGAGCGACTGGCGGTCGAGGTACAACTCGAAGATGTCGCGCACGCGGGCGGCCTCGTCCTCGTTGACCCGCAGGCGGCCGCCGTTCTCGACCACGTCGTAGCCCAGCATGGGATAGCCGCCGGTCCATTTGCCCTTGCGGCGCGTGGCGGCGATCTTGTCGCGGGTGCGCTCGGAGATCATCTCGCGCTCGAACTGGGCGAAGGAGAGCAGGACGTTGAGCATCAGGCGGCCCATCGAGGTGCTGGTGTTGAACTGCTGGGTGACAGAGACGAACGCGACCTTATGCCGTTCCAGCACGTCCATGATCTTCGAGAAGTCGATCAAGGAGCGGCTGAGGCGGTCGACCTTGTAGACCACAATGGAGTCCACTTGGCCCGCCTCGATGTCGGCCATGAGGCGCTGGAGGGCCGGGCGGTCCATGTTGCCGCCGGTGAACCCGCCGTCGTCGTAGCGGTCCGGCAGGCAGACCCAGCCCTCGGAGACCTGGCTGGCAATGTACATCTCGCCCGCCTGGCGCTGGGCGTCCAGGCTGTTGAACTCCTGCTCGAGGCCGTCCTCGGTGCTCTTGCGCGTGTAGACGGCGCACCGGACGGTCGGCGGTTTCTCGGTCGTCTTACTCATCGTCGCCTCCGTTTCGTTTCAGGTTAAAGAAGTGGTAACCGTTCCAGTGGGTGCCGGTGATGGCCTTGGCGACCGCCGAGA